CTGCTGCGCGTGAGTATTGTGAAGACAGGCAGATGAACTTCTTAATACTTACCGAAGATCACTTAGGAGTATAGACATGGCAAAAGGATTTGCTACAACAGAAAAGAAAAAAGAAACTGGATACAAAACACTATTCGAGAGAGTTACAGCAGCAACAGGAGGAGAGAAGAAATCACTTTCATGGTATAGATCAGCAGTAAAAGCAGAAGCAAGTAGATACAATAAGAATCTAGAAAAATATATTCTAGACGAAAAAAGAGATAGTGGTGGTATTGCCAAAGAACAAGATATCAACGAACTAAGACGATATGTAGTAGAAGGCCACCTTTACATGTTTGAATATAAAGCAAAGATGAGATGGTTGCCATACTATGATAGGAATCCTCTAGTCTATGTGATCAAATCAAATAAGAATGAATTCTGGGGTGCCAATCTACACTACCTTTCACCCAAGAAAAGATTACTAGCGACACAGAAATTGGTCAAGGGAAGAATTGACATACCTAAGATATGCTTCCATAAATACATTCACGATCATGTAGATGGATTATATCTTGATCTTGCTTTGGTTGAATGGGATACTGCCATTCTTCTACCAACAGAAGATTTTGTGAGAAACCTAAATGGAATGCTCTTCCCGATAGATAAACAAACTGTGTGGGAAGAGACAGATGAAAAATTCTACGATAAAATCACCGCACATAGAACTGTGAAAGGGTACGGCACAAAACAATCTAAGGAGATGTCTCAGTAATGTTATTCGATCCAGGAAAACCCAAGAAAAATGGGTCAAAGATAGGAGAAACTACTTCCACAGGTGGATTTGGAAGCTTTAAATACTGGGAATGGAACGGTAGAGATTGGTCAGAAATTTCAAGAGATAAATGGAAATCAGCAAATCCAGGTGGAACGGCATACAAATCCATCCAAGTTCCTGCTGGAGGTACAACTACTGGTGCCCTTAGATATCCAGCAAATGTTGCTATGAAAGAGCAGTCTGATTATGTAATGTTTGAATTCTATGAGTATCAACCACCATTTCAAAATATAAACAGAGATAATACCCAAGCAAAAGCAGGTCCCCTTGGTGCATATAATGAAAGCGTATCATCTTCTAGACTATATGAAAAGACCTCTGGAAAAACTATAGTTCTTTATATGCCAGAGGATATTTCTACTGGATATAAAGCAAATTGGAGTGGAAAAGCTTTCAGTAATCAAGGTAGAAATATATTAAGTTTGGCTGGATCTGGAGATGCTGGACAACTTTTATCAAATGCTGGAACTCTAGTAGATGATGCTATAGGTCAATTAATACCAAATGCCAGCGCCGCAGCAATCCAAGAAACTATTAGTAAAATAACTGGAGAATCGGTAGAACCTAATGATATTTTTGCCAGTACTCGTGGAGTTATTTTAAATCCAAACGTTGAATTACTCTTTAGTGGAATTGATTTGAGAAACTTCTCTCTAAACTTTAAATTAGTTCCTAGAAATTCTGGAGAATCTGACATGATTAAACAGATTATTTTGGAGTTTAAAAAAGCTATGCTTCCAAAGTTCGCAAAAGGAACTGAACTACCATTAACAACCCTACTTGCATCACCACAAGATATTCAGGGTAATTTTATTAGGGTTCCAAACGTTTGCAGAGTATCGTTTATGAGGGGAGGCAATTTAAATCCAGATGTGACTCAATATAAAATGTGTGCTATCACGCAAGTTGATGTGAACTACACTCCAGATGGAACATACGCTACATATACTGACGGAAGTATGGTTGCTATCCAATTATCTCTTGCTTTCCAAGAAACCAAACTCATATTCTCGGAAGAGGCCGACAAATACTAATGTACTTTTCACTAATTCCAGATATCTCATACGATGAGAAACCAATTAGTTATCCATTCTCAGAATCGGATTTTATTACTGCAAAGAATTTCTTTCGTAGATACAAAATTAACGATGATGTGTTTTCTTATGCGGTAATCTTTAATAAGTACACAATTCCAGATGGAGAAAGACCAGATACTTTAGCACAAAAAGTATATGGAGATGTTTTTTTCGATTGGGTCATTCTTCTAACAAACAACATGGTGAATGCCCAGTATGATTGGCCGATGTCAAACTATACTCTCTACAAAACACTAGAGTCTGAATATGATGATCCATATGGGACAATCAGACACTACGAAACTTATGAGATCGGTCCATATCCTGCTGGTATACGTGTGGATGAAGCGTTTTACAATAAGACTCACAAACTAAACATCAACGGATCTATTGTAACAAAGGCTGGTAATACGATTTGCAGACCTGTTACTATTGCTGAATACTTTGCTGAAGAAAACGAAAAGAAGAGAGAAATTTATTTGCTGAAACCAGCATACTTCCAGCAGTTTGTTGATGATTTTAGAAAAAAAAATCTTTACAAGAAATCAGATAGTTACGTCAGTCAACGTCTTAAGAAAACTGGTTGACGCGACTTTTTGACAAAAAAATTGGCGGAAAATTTTTTTCCCGCCAATAGAATTCAGTATGCGATTTTAGAATCAGTCTTCTTCAGCAAGACGAGCGAAGTAACTGAGAGCATCGTCATCATCCACGACTGCCTCTTCCTTCACGGGGATAGGAGCAGCAGAAACGCGACTGCGGAACGACTGGGGTTCGGGATCAGGATAGGAAGGTTCGTACTCTTCATCATCCACAGAGGGACGAGCAGCAGGACGCTGGCCGACGCCAAGAACAAGATTCAGACGTGCTTCCAGTTCCTCGTAGGTCTTGAACTGATCCTTGTTAGTGAAAGCTTCCAGAGAGTACTCTTGCTTCCACACTTTCTCCAGTTCATCATCGTCTGCACTCAAAGCAGACACACTATCGAACTCAGAACTATCGTAGTTCCAGTAACCAGCAACCTTCTTGATCTTCAGTTTGAAGTTAGCACCTTCCCAAAGATCAAACACATTCACGGGATCCTCATCCTGAAACGAACACACGACCCTCGTTCTCAGGGTTCTTAGGATCTTTCACGACATAGATGTTGCTGTAATATTGGAGCTTACGCTTCTGCTTACGAGCAGTCTCTTTGTCTTCATCACTACCGCTGTTCCACAGTTTGCGGTTGATCTCACCAACGGGATCCTTCTCGTTCAGAGTGGTGAGAGAGTTTTCGATGTACCAACCACCAGGACCTTGGAAGGCATGGGAGTACACTTTCGCCCAGGGCACCGTCTCCCCTTCAGGAGCGGGCAGGAAACGGATAACAGCGTACCCGTTACCAGAAGCGTCAACCTCGGGCTTCCAGAAACGCTCATCGACATTCTTGCCGCTGGAGGACTTCTCAAGTTCCTTTTGGAGGAAAGAGAAGTTGTTCTGGGATTTACGCTTCAGATCTGCAAAAGACATAGGATTTTCTCGGATTAGGTTTGGATTTGGTCTGTGATGCCCCGACCACTTAGACATAATAACAGGGCACAGGGTCGGGCGTCAACCCCCTGTGCCACTTTGAAGTTTGTCCCTCATCATCTGGACTTTCTCCAACAGTTCATCGAACATGGTTTCGATAGGGGTGCCTGGTGTGGCACCCAACATGATAACACCTTGCTGCATGGTTTCTCTAACAGAAACTGCTTCAGGATCATCACTCAATTTAATACGGAAGTAAAAAGTTTTCTGCTTTTCGATAAGTTCTTCCAGTTTATTGAAGTATTCTAATTTTCTATCATGATCTAAAAGAACAAAATTCATGGCAGAACGGAAGCAAAACTGCTGCAATTCTACCATCTCTTGGATGTCCCCACGGACTAATTCTGATTGAAAGAAGCTCATACTAGCATCAACTTGGCACGACTGGTTTTCTTCATAAAGTTAAGTTGCTGTGCCTCATGACGGAGTTTTTCCTTTAGAGGTTTGCTAATCAACTTTGCTACACTATCTATTTCAATTTCGTTTGTCTCACAGTAGTGGATAACCGAATCAATATAATTCATGTCTGGATTGTGTAGCGCAATCTTCTCCACTTCCTGCGAGAATCTCGCAGCGGTCATAAATCTATCCTCTAATAATTGTTTTTTCTCCATATCGTTCCTGGTATTCGTCGATGTAACTCATTAGTTTGACAAAGAATTCTTTCTTAGGTGGAAGCACCTTGACTTGAGTTTCTCCGTTTTCACAAGCAACGATCGTAACGAGTTGTTTCACGGACAACCCGTAGAGTTCTTGAAGCATACATGCATATGCGGTTTCTTGAACGAAGTAATCGTAAAGATATTTTTCACGCTTTGGTTCTGCTGCTGTCTTGAAATCGATGATAGACAATATGCCATCGAACTCAGCGATACAATCAACACGCCCTGCCATCTCCAAATGATTAGAGTAGAGCGCCGCTTCCTGTAAGTATATGTTATTTATACGGTCCAAAACATCCCTAGAATGCTGGAACATTAGGACAGGAAGAGGGAACTTGGTGTATTTTTTTAGATCAAGTTCGTTGTTGAGATAATCTTCTACGATAGAATGATACTTGGTTCCGCGATTGGTGGAGCGAGAAGAAATGTTATTAGCTTTCTCCTCACCCACACGCTCACGCCATCGAGCAATACCTGCTCTCTTTTCTTTGTTGTTACTAATCACGGTGGTGACAGATGGAAACTTACTGCCCTCAGGTGTTAGATAAACACGCTTACCATCCACCATCTCAGCAGACATTTCAATAGGATCTAGTCCCACATGATTAAATAACTTCATAGACCAAGATTGATTTTGTTGATAATATAGGATTTGACAAGACCAGAACGAACGATATCATCGATACCGTATTCGATAAGAGAAAACTCTTCCATGTTCTGCAGGATACGTTGGAAGTCTAGGATACCAGAACGCTCATTCACTTTCACAAGGTCAGTCTGCGATGCATCACCACAGAAGATGATCTTAGTATCCTGACCCACACGAGTGATGATCGAATCAAGTTCGTGGAAGTTCAGGTTCTGACATTCATCCACAATAACAATAGAGTTATCAAGGGTGGTGCCACGAATGAACGAGGTACTCCAGAAGGAGATCGTTTCCTGTGCCTTCAGGTTATCATACAGCATTTCGAAGCTGTTGTCATCAGGCATCTCGAACATGGATTGTACCATGTTCTTGTATGGAATCTGATAGAGAGAAGACTTATCTTCATGGTCTCCAGGGAGGAAATGTAAGCTTCGTCAATAGGCTTGCGACGCTTACGTTGCTTAGCACTCATGCCTTGTCCAGGTGCTTTATGTTGTGTCTTCTTTCTTACTGGCATATCAGTTATACTTTTGGGTAATACTATCGTTTGTTGGTGCCTTGGGGGCGATCTTATTCTTCATGATGTCATAGAACCCAGGATGGGTTTTTGCCATTCGAGAATACATATCACCCACTTCTCCAGATGAAGGACAGGTAGATGGATCACTCCAATCTCTAGTCCAATCTGGATTGTCAGTTTTCCATTGCTCCCAGTCATGGACGCTAATCACGACCTCTTTCTGTTCGCCAGTTTTCGTATTGATTACAGGGTATGTTGCCATCAACTCCACTCCAACGCTTCAGCACAAATAGGAAATTGTTCCACAAAGACTTGCTTACAAGCGTTAGCAATATCCATGTGTTCTTTTTGCGTTCCATGAGCGGAACGTAGATTTATATAGTGAATCCATGAACGAACAGAGCCTGTCATGTAGATTTTCGTGGGGGTTGCCAAAGGGAGTACAAACCTTGCACATTCCTTTGCAATACCTTGACGCAGGAGTTCATTATAGAGCTCCATCGATGAACGAAAGTGATTAGTAATGTAAGACTGGAGTTCCTTTTTTGTGGTTTCAGAGATATCATCGATAGAATTCTGTCGGTTTTTGATGTCTTGACTGCGAAGATCTGGCACAGGAATACCAGACTCTAACCAATTCACATCGGCATAGCGTTGTGAAAATTCTTGAAATGTAAATGAACGGTGGCGCAGAATTTGTGCTGCGATGCCACGGTTCGTTTCAATCTCAAGGGTCATATGTGCCTGCTCAAACACAGACCAGTGCTGGTGCTTGATACAATACTTCAGCAGACCAGCAACGTTAGGGTTATCCTGGTTCTGAGGGTTGCTCACCCTCGCTACATACCCCATCGTCTTCTCCGCTTCTGGAGTCACTTGCACTAGTTGGACTGATCCATGTTGTTGCGTCATTCTTGAATCCTTTACTCATCATTTCACGTTTGCGTTTGAGATCCTCTTTTGCCATGCGTAGAGCACGTTTCATGTACAGGATCTCTTCACCAGTATACAGCATCGGGTTCTTTTCCGCAAGCTTTATTGCTTTCTTTGCTGCTTTGATGGTGTCTTTTAGTCTCATTTAAAAGCCTCCTGATACTTTCTAAACTCTTCTCTAATTTGCTGATCTACCACAACCAAGGAACCCAAATCAAATTGATATCCTTGACTAATAATATAATCACAAAACTCATACACCTCCCTGGTGAGAGGCATTCCCATTCTAACAAATCCACTCATGATAAAGTGTCTTTTCTGGAAATTATCATCTTTGTATCTCCAGTCAGCGTTAATCGGGGTAACCATCGTCGTCGTTGTCCTCGTGAGAATAAACTTTATCTGATCTAGGACCTGCCTTGTAAGCATCCACATCAGAATATATTTCTGATTCTAACGATTCCACCAGGAGTTTCAAGTTTCGAACTATAAGTTTTAATCTTTCCTTATCCATGGTAGCATGGCGTACACTACTAATTATAACACAAAAAAAGGGAGGTGTGAACCTCCCCACATTTATTACCCAAGAGTTGCAATATAATACTGCGCTTCCTGAAGTTTTCTTTGTTTAATCATTTGTTTACGGATAACATTCAACCAGTTCATTGTGCTACCTCCTGATTTTTGCAAGGGCGGTAAGCAACACCACGATAAGTATTGGTGGCATGTGCTGGTGCATGAGTTTGTGAATACCACTTACGATATTCTTCTTTTGGGGTGTCAGTATTATACTTGCACCCTCTATAGGTTGCTTGTGACATTAGGTTTGCTCCTTTACGGTTAGGTATTGGGCGTTCCTTCAGTCGGCTTTTGCGTCTATCTTACACTCTTTCCTTGTGATCTGTTTGATCTCCCAGACAATATCATTCTTCTGTTGAAGAGATAGGTCTGGGTTTGTTGTTACCCTTCCCATAATAAATTGTGCTTGTAGGCATGTCAATAAGAGTGCTTCCATAGATGAACGATCCGTTCCGAGTCGGCCTACTTCCGTTCGCTATTCGC